AAAACCTGATTTATTCGCAAGCAGTGGGTAAACTACATTTATTAAAGTTTCGGCATTTACGTATCCACGATCTGACGCCAGAATCTGTATCGCCCGCTCTTCCAGGCCTGATTCATTTTCTGTCGATCCAGCAAACTCCTTAACAACAATCGATCCGGATGGAGTATCAACCGTTTCTGCACCGATGAATAAATCTGTGTCTATAACAAAAGATGACTTCGCCGCAATGTAGGTTGCTATATCCTGAACAAGGCTCATCGCATAACCTCCAAAGCAAGTTTAAGCCTTGTAGTAAAACGTCCAAGAGCATCTCTCAGATACATGTTTTTAAATCTTAAAGCCTTGGACTCAATCCACTTCATACCTGTCCCGGGAGTTTTATAAACATACGGTGTGTTCCAGCGACTAATTCCCTCGTGCAAAGATGCGGCATAAGGCGTATCAACCACAGACAATGTAGCTTTGACTTTACTACCTAAAACTGTAACCTCTGTAACATGATGATCGTGCATCCAGCCTTTCTCATACGGACATTTTGGTGGCACGGTAAGAGCATCATTCTTAAAATGCTCTATAGCCACCTTTGCGCCTTCCACAGTTCCCTGCATAGCTGCATGAGAAGCTACAATCATCCCGGTCTCAAAAAGTTTTGTGTTAGCCTTAAACTTAATCATCCAAGTTCCGCCTCTAAGTGATGTATCGTGCCTTGCTTATCTCGCGCATCAATAATCCCAACTATTGGTCGCTGCATACTATCGACAATCAACTCATCGCCTTCAAAAACATCCGCGTCAGGCAGCAAATACACAATCATCTTGGTCACAATTTGATTACCACCCCTATCCATCACAACACGAGTTCTGCTGACAATTCGTGCAAGAACACCGGTTTCGATAGCTTCACTTCTTAGCCCAGCTACAACTGATGGCCGCACACGATCAACAGTATCAACAAGGTATCTGTCAATTTTGCTAACTATTGTCATGCAGACCTCGTTTAAAAGATGGCGTTACCAAGGATGTATCCAACTCTGTCGCTTCTTTGAAATCGTCGTCAATACTTCCTGCCCAAGGCCCACCACCACCCATACTCTCATAATGAGCAGCCATGTTCTTGAAATTTTTGTAGGCGTCCGCGTAACTCTCGGAGAAACCCTCCAATCGAATACTTTTAGGTTCAGATGCGAAGAGTGAACAGATAAGTCGCAGGCACTTTCCAACCTGCTGGTTGAAATTATCGTACTCACTAATTATCTGCTCAATCTCTTCGTCATCCAACAAAGGACGATTTGAGTCTGTGTCACCTATTTCGAGTCGAATGCGGTTTAACGCCACGCTCAACTTAGTTTCGTCGTACGTGAAGGCCATTATCTTAACCTCCTCACACTTAGATTACGACGTGATGGTCCTTCCAGATGCAATAGCATTGGAAAAGTATACACCACATTCATTGGCTACGAGCTTTTGATCCTCAAATACACCGCCTTCAATCCGCGTTCCTCGCAGCTTTTCGATACGGAACTTACGAATTGTAGCTTCCAGACGATCTCCGGATACACCACGAATAATAGGCCGTCTCCACCTAAAGGTATAGCCCCCAGAAGGATGGCGCCTGTTGGGACGCGGTGCAGAATACACTAAAAGGGCGTCATACTGCGTCAGGGCATAACCCATCGACTCTGACCCTTCGGGACTTTCGGCATAAACAGCCCCAGCAACCATATAACGGCTGAGCCCAAAAACACGGGCTAAGAGCTGCTCAGTAATGATTCCGGCCTGCGTGTACTTAAAACGATCCACGACATCCAGGTGATTCTTGAGGGTTTGATGCACACGTTCTGCAACTACGAGTGTATTCGGCATTAACCCAGTAACGCCTTTGATAATGGCCTTAGCATCTTCCACGTCCTCAATCGGAGTAGAGTCTGCGTCATCCCACACCAAAAACTCATCGGTACCTGGGGTATCAGTCTGGCCCTCAAGATCCGTATCCCAAATCCCCGTAGCAAAGTACTTCCCTGCCCATCTACGTTCTCGGGAAATACGCAGCTTTTCAGTAACATAAGCTGTTGCATCTTCTTCATCGTGAAAGACCTCATCAGAGTTGTCTATATCTTCATCTGCGAGATCTTTGTGGTACGCATACTCGTTGCAAAAGAACGTTCCGGGGTCTTCAATCGCAAACCCGCCCCCGGCACTTTCCGTCAATGGAGCCCGTTTTTCTGCTTCGTCCCGAAACCAATCGTACTTGTTGTAAACTGCATACGAATCTGACTGCTTGTTCGTATGCACCACAGGAAAAACACGATCAGCAACAAAAGCACTGGGCTCGTTCATATAACCAATACTAAGATTGCTCAGGTAACTATCAATGTGTAGATCACTTCCAGTTGGTTCTGGCATCTTTCGATTACCTCCTTCCTTTTAATTTATGCAGCCAAGTATCCCGGCTCCACAAGCATTGTAACAGTATCGCCAGAGTCACCAGCCTCGAGAAAAGTACCGACGATTCGATCCTTATCCGAAGTTGTGGCTATCAACTTACCATTACTATCCGTGGTTGCTTTACCAGCCGCTACTACAGTTCCACCAAGTTCAACCTTGGATATACCTGATAAGCGAACCTGGCATGCACGTCCTGCGGCTTCCGGCTTATTTTGCAAGATCCCGTCTACAGCTGCAGCCGTAGCCGGCTCCACAGTAAAATCTGTAGCAGAAATCTTTACGCCATAAAACTGGTAATCCGACAGGTCTGCTGATGCTTTCAAAATGCCAATGTCAAATCCTTGAAGTTCAACGGCCATAATGAATTCCCTCCTTTCTTAATAATTGATTTAATTAATGCTAATGTACTTCGCAGATACTTCTAATGTGCTTCGCGAATCCTTCGAAAATGTTCCTCATTGTACTCGCGATACATGGCCGGATTTTCCTTCGCAGCAGCTGCAAAAGCATCTGCCCGCGATAGATCCGTATTTGCGGCCATTTTGTCCTTGGCAATCTTGGTCATCTTATTGTAAGCAGAATCTTCATCCTCCCCGCTACCAGACGATCCGATTTCCTTGAGCAGAACGTCACTTGCCTTGAAGACGGTTCCAAGATCCTTGAAAGAGGTTAAAAACCTCTGACCCAGTTCCGGATTCACTTTCTCAGCTTCGAGGACATCTTTCGCCATCTTGTCGAGATCCCCGGGCACACCCGAATCTACCAACTCTTTCTTCAATTCGATGGAACGCCTGGCATCCTTTTCAACTACCAGAAGCTTCTTGGTCTCGTCCGATTCTTTCTGCAGGACTTCAAGAGCATCTGACAGAACCTTAACTTCCTCATCCTTGGACATATTCATCTCCTTCTCCACCGCCGTGCGGATCTCCTTCTCCAACGCGACCCGAAGATCCTTTTCCACATTCGCCCTCAACTCCTTCTCATCCTTCGGCACTTCAAGAGGAGCAAAAACGTCAGGAAAAGACTTGTGCATCTTCGCTATAAAGTTCTCCGGCAGTTGATCCTTCGAAAAGGTCATGAGCCGATAAGCGCCAAGCACAGTATCAGTCGTGTCTTCGTCAAGCTTTTCTTTCTCCAGAAACTTCGCAAATGCTTTTTCTCCATCCAATACTTCGTCCTTCTCCAAAACAGAAATTGCAAATTTTGGCATAACATTCCCTCCTTTCTCATCTTTGTGTAATATGAATTTACGTTTATTTGCTGGGTTAAATGCAAGAGAAATTTCTTGCACATGCGGTTTAATTCTCGTGGGCACAGTAGCTCACCTCCTTTATAAAATCTCGGCAGTCCCTCCAGCAGAAAAGCCGGTTATAGATCCTTTGGTCTGATCCCAAAGCTCTTTGTCGTAGATTTTCATTCCGACAATCCACGTTCCTTCTTTAACCAGTTCTCCACCAAGCTCAAAATCTTGTGGGGCGATGTAGCTCTCCACGATGTCTGTTTTATGATCAATCGGTCTCCCGTGACTTAACTTCTGGTGACTTTTGAAAATGCCCTTTCGCATGTTGATCAGGTATTCGTGTGCGGACTCCTCGATGTCATCTTTTGAAATAGTCTGCTCGTCGTCAAAAGATGGGTCAGGATCGAAGACGAAATCTGGCTCGAAAACAATGCCATACACAATTTGTTTCTCATCGTCAGATTTTAAGAGTCTTAACGCGATATCTTTGGGCATATCCTATCCTCCATCAAATCATTAGATTTTTCAATCCTAAGCAATGACTTTTTTATCCAGTCAATATTTGTCAAAAGGCTAAGTTGCTGCGAAAGCACCTCTTGCGCGGTTTCAGCATTTTTCAATATATTTTCAGTATTTACCTCAACAGCTTTTACATACGTCTGAGCTAAGGTATCTTTCGCTTCTAACTGATATCCATAAAGAATACCCACAGCAGCAATAACCAAACCTACAACGCAGCTAAGCGCCTTCCAAGACACCTTTTTCCTCTCCAAAGAACGAATATCGTGTTGAACGCCACCCTCAGTATCCTTAAAAATAATATGTTTAAAGCTTTCTTGATACTCTTGGCATTTATCCAAAGTAACATTAATTTTTTCCATCACAATCAACGTCTCCCTATTACTTACGGATTTCGCTAAATTCCTCCAATCTACCATATCTCTTCAAGAAAGCTTTAGTATCCTCGGTAATCTCAAGCGCACCAATCTTTTCATCAGCAAGTTTTGAGATGTAATTCGCTATATCAGTCAAAGTAAACCTGCGAATCGGAGTATGCACAACAAACGGCAGAGGTCGATCACTAACCCCGTTCAGCGCGAACAGCTTTGGCACCGCCTGATGATTCATAACTATCGCAATATAGTCTGCCCAGGCCTCCAACGCGAGATAGAACATATCCGTTTGCTCTCGGGCAAGTGCATAACTTCCCGTACGCTCCATTCCAAGCATGATAAACTGTGCCAAAGTGGTAGCCGCCATTTCTTTATTGTATCTGTTGATTACAGATACTGTATCGATCTGGCGACTACCACTGGAGGCGAGGAGAGTCAACTCCCAGCCATGCGGAAGTAAGATCCCTTCCTGTTCATCCCTTCGAATATTCGTAATTAACGTCTTAGCCGAAGCAACCTGTGCCTGGACATCAGCATCTTCGCTATCTGGGTCAAAACCCTCTGGCATATTCATAACAGGGAGACCCGCGAGATCACGTTCCACCCCGATAGCTTCAATTTCCTCAATATTCTTTTTCATAAACCAAGCACGAAATGAGTTTCTTAGCAGACTTCGACCTTCAGGATTATTCCCTGCAGACTCGGTTCTAAAATGCAGACATTTGCTGATTGGGATATAAAACTCGTGGTAGTCTGGTGCTGGGCGTTGCCAAAATCCCAAGGTCTCCCCATGTTCATCAATATTCCATCGTTCAATCGAGTCTTGAGCTCTAAACGCGAGCTTTTTCCACATGATTTTATTATCGTCTCCTCGGTAATATACCTGCTCGAAGAGGCTAAATCCGTAGGTAAAGAATGTGAGGATAT